AAACACTACACGAGTTTTACGGTCAGGCGCGAGAACAGGCATCCTAGGATCGTTCTCGCGCATATAGGCATTATCGACGGCTTGCATCTGGGATTCAGCGTGATTCCTATAATAAGAGCGCCTCTTCTCCACCACTTCTTCTGGTGCTTTGCAGAGCAATAGTCCACCGACTTCAATTCCACCCTTCTGTGCCCATTCCGATTTATGATCGCTCATAATTTGTAATTCCGGGTGATCTTCGGCACGGACTGGTTCCCATCCCTCACGAAAGCGTTTTGACACATTCGTGTTGTCTGGGTTACCTACCATAGAAGTTCGTATCCACCGGAATACCCACCCATCTTGCGGATCTGGGTCAGGAAGCATAGATGCAGGTTCCCAAGGCATATCACGAGTCTCGCTTTCGCGAGTCTCCAATGACTTAGGCTTCCTCGGAGCGCGTTCGTCAGCCATCAGGCTGTCTCCTTGATTAGCTGTGCCGCATACTGTTGTGGCGTTATCCCCAAGCGGTTCGCGAGTGCGACTTGGGTCGAAGTCAATGTAACTTTGCGTGGCGCGGCACCATTATTTCTCATAGCTGGTGCGACCACGGGACTCGCCCTGCGACGAGTTGCGGATTCAACGACCACAGACTCCGAAGAGCCTGCGTCATTGACACCGAAGTACTCAGGAAACTTCTCCCTCATACGTTTATCTATTGATTCATAATACCCTTGAGTTTCTGGGTCAATGCCTTGCCTATTGACTAACTTCTCATGCACACCATAGGCAAGACTTGTCATCTCCTCATCATCGCCAAACCAAGGATTGTCTTCTTGCCACTGAGTAGCCGCCGCGGACGCGGGGGATGCCTCCGGGGCGGCTTCTGGCTGTTGTTGGGCCTGTTGTTGGGCCTGTTGCCGTTGTTCGGACAACATATTTTGCTTCCAAGTTTCCGTGACCCTATTTGACACTGAGGGAGCAGAAGCTTGAGATAGCTGTGCATTAGTGAGGTCTTTTTGTGCCTGAATAATCTGTTCCGACTCACCAGATTCGTGTGCTTGCTTGTAATTAGCTTCGGCTATAGCAAGCGCAGAATCCGCGCCATACTTACTATGCTGGTTAAGGGCAGACTGCGAGTCTTGAACAAGCTTGAGTAGTCTCTGGTTTTCAGTCTGGAGGTTCTGTGTGTAGTTCACGGCCTCGCCTGCAAGCCTGTCAGACGCTTCCTTGGCCCTTCGTTCTTCGTGGAACTCCCATTTCAGCCTTTTGATGCGTTTCTGGGCACGACCACCATATTTTGAAATCTCTTCGTCCGTCGCCATATCATCATCTGATGACGTAGCCACTCCAGCAGGACGCTGATCACCTTCCGGTCGATCATCCACGACTTCAACATCAATTTCATCAACTTGTGCGGAAGTTGAAGTGTTCGCAGGCGATTCAATAGTGGTCCTTACGCCTAGAAACTTATCTTCTTCGCTCATTCTTCCGATTTCATCACTCATTTTAAGCCCTCTCCACGCCTCTGGGGTCTTCCACGACTGCTTCTACGGTGTCATCGTTGATTAAACGGAACTCCTTACCATGAATTTTTAGCCTAGTACCGCTAAATGCCCGGAAAACTACCCAATCACCTACCTCACAGTACGGCCCATTGGGAAATCTACCATAATTGACATAAGCATCCGGCCCCATGGACATCACCCACCCCACGACAGTGGCAATGGACTCTTCATGTCGAGACTCCATGGACTTGATGATGCCGCCCTCAGTTGCCTCTTCAATGATGGGAAGCGCAATCAGCAGCTTATAGCCTTTCGGCTCCGGTAACTGCGATGCGAACTGGTTGGCTTTTTGCCCCGAATCCTCTTCATCCTTTTTTGAAAACACCATCTCATCCACAACTTCTTTTGCGAGTGTAGCCATTAAGACCTCTCGTTAAAATAGGCGCTCTAAGCGAGCGTAGCTTACTACAAATCCCTCAATTTAGATTCCAAATCAAGCACTTCACGTTCCGCCCACGCAAGCCCTTCGATAATCCCGCAAACCTTGCGATAGTCTTCTATATCCTTGGCTGACCCGATAGCAAGATGATCCGCCAGTTCGTTCATCTGGGTTCTTATTTTTTTTCTGAGCAATGATAAAGCGTCCTCACTCATCGTCAGAGTCCTTTGCCATTTCCCTACCTAGCTTGATACCTTCTATCTCCTGAGAAACTGCAGCTTTCTTTTCGTCCGCATCCGTCTTTATCGCCAACTCCCGTTCCTCCAACGCGAGTTTCTGCTGTTGCAACTGAAGCTCCGCCGCATCCATTTGTTGTTCACCGTCCAGCTTCTGCTGTTGTAACTGAAGCTCCGCGGCGTCAGTCTGTAGTTCAGCGTCCATCTTTTCTTCAAGTAGCCCTAGCTTCTGCTGATCTAGCTGCTGTTTTGCAGCAACCTTCTGTTGCTCCAATTGCTGTTTCTCCGCATCGGCTTGCTGTTTGCGCTGAACGTCCATCTCGCGTATTCCAAGTTCGCGCTCGCGCTGTTGGATGATCGGGTCTTGCTGTTGCGCGGCTTGCTGTGCAGCCTGCGCCTGCTGTTGCTTCTTGCCGGTCATCTGATCCGCGGCATCGGCAACGAGCTTACTGAGTCTCTTCTCGACATCTTCCGGTAGCGGCTGATCTTCAGGTGGCAGTTCCACACCAAGCTCTTCCTCGATCTGCTTACGGAATATGAACGCCAAGTGTTCGCGGACATGAGAGTCGAGTGCGCCAGATATCGCTTGACCCGCAGGACTGTTCTGCATCTCCTGTGCAATCTGCGGATCATTCTTGAGTGCCATATGAACACGCATATGGGCCTCGTGATCCTGATACTCATATACTTTGACAGGAGCCTGCGTAAGCATATCCTGATTTTCGCTGACAGGATTCTTGGGCGGCACCTCGTCCGCGTCAGGCACGACCTTGTCGGCATTCGGGATACCGATCAATTCCATCATCTGCCTGTGCAGAAGAGGGAGGTCATACATATTCGGGGCTTGAGCCGCTAATTGGAGTGCAGCCTGATATTGCATAATCCGTTGTGCCATGGTAGACGCATTCGGGTCCGAAACAGGCACTACATCGATCCTATCATCAAAATCTTCTGCTTTAATGCCTTCTCCCGCATCCGTCTCGTATGGATAGTCGGGATCTGTGTAATCATGGATGATCTTCGCTAAGATTTTGTATTCCTGCTTTAGGCTGGCATGAATGCGAGCCTGAATAGCGGACTGCACCTTCATCGCCTGTTCCATGATCGCAAGGGTGGTCCCAACCGGGGCCTCCGTATTCATGTCCGCTACTTTGATGTCAGCCATTGATGCAAAGCGTCGGCCTTCCTCCACAATGTTACCCAATAGCTGGAACAGGACCGAAGAAGGTTCTTTATAAGGAAGGAAGGTGATATTGTCCCTGATAACACCGCCCGGTACATCAACATCCCTGAATTCTCCCGGCATGATGGGCGTATCGTCACCCTTGATTCTGAGTCCACGAGTCTTGAGTCCTCCCGGTAAGTTGGACAGAGTTCCCGCATCTACAAGCTGACGTAACAGGCTGGTCGCGGATTTCGCTAACCCACCGATCATATGGATCAAGCCTAGGTTATAAAATCCGATACCCGGAACGTATCCATAGTGAACGAAGTGCTGTTTCTTAATCTTATGCTCATCATCTTCATCCCAATTCCGGTAGATCGAAAGAATCGTGGAACTGGATTTATCGATGGTGATTACATAAGGAAGAGCTACGCCGTCCGGGTCCTCGAAACCCGTAAGGTCGAAATCAACGTGCATCTCTAGAAGTTGATGTCGTTCTTCGGCGTCATATGAAGGCTTGACCCCGCCGATCTCGTTGAATTTATCCGTGATCGGGTTGTCTTCTATATACGAGGTCGTGAGTTCTACATCCTTATAGAAACCGCTGACCTGAAGCTTCCTCACCTGATTCGTACTACGGTTCATCACATGGGTATAACGCTCTGCCTGATCCAGATCCGCTTCATTGTATGACACGACAAAATCCTCTGCCGGAACAAACATCGAAGTCGGTCTGCCCAACGAAGGATCGAAATAGATTTTACGGAATGCCGAACCTGCAAGCGGTAGGCTGAACAGAAGCTTCTCGGTTTCAGACCGATATTCGGTCATCACCTCTATAAGCTGATAGTTCATGTAATCCTGCACACGCTTGGCCTGTCCCAGACGTTCTTTCGTCGAGAGCCCCCAGATCTGGGTCTTTACCGGACCCTTGGCTGGCATGATCTCTTGAATCGTCTGGCTCTGGAACCTGACCACTGCTTCGGACAACATCGGATGGAATACGCCACAAGCGCCCGCCCAAGGCGTGGTGCGATCCTCAATCTCCAATCCTAAATTGTCGAGTCCTTCTTTATATGTTTGCTCCCAATCCGATCTGCTCCTTTTATCTGCGTCGAACTTAGAAACGAGGTCGAGTGCGACTGTACGCAGTTTATTGTCTTCAATAAATTCAGCGAGGTTACTATCGAACTCCGTTTCGATACTACCGATATCTGCCGATGGATCAAAATCTATCTCAACCCCGCCGTCCTCCAGTTCCGTGACCAAAGACTCACCCGGAATAATCTCTTCTTCCTCAATAACCATGAGCCCCTCTGGACCCATGTCAAAATCATCCTGACTAAATAAATTATCTAGAGACTTATCTATCGGCATTTTCTAACTCCCGATTCGCAATCAAAAAATCTTGCCAAGATCATCCATGTCTTGGTTCAACTCCCATCACCCAATGTTCAAACAAATCTTTGGAGAATTGTTTGTCGTCTCCAGTAGGCTTATCAAGATCCTCGACCGTTTTCGGATTGATGACCAATGATGTGCCAAACGCTAGATGCGGAATCACACCACAAGTCGATAACTTCACATGGATATCGCCTTCCTTATCATACCAGACGCCAGCATCCACGCTCGCTCCCTCACGCGGTCCACCTTCCGGCCCAGCCCAGACCGTAGCCTGATTGCCGTCCGGGTTCACATAATGCCATTTCATTACATCCGATACGCTGACACCA